TTGCTGGCCGTCTATCGTAACTGGGAAGAATCCGACAACTACCGGGAGCGCCTCGACTGGGCCGCTGAATTCCCTTTTATCCCATTCCGTGGCGCTTATGCACTCGGGCTGCCCCATATTATTGGGGGCCTGTCGATCGCCGCCACGGGGGCCCTGCGGGCACTGCTGGACAGTGCTCATATCAACAACCTGGCGGGGATGATCAAGATCAAGTCCGCCGCAGGGACTGGCCAGAACATCCGGGTGGGCCCGACCGAGGTCACCGAGATCGAGGGATCGGGCGATCAGGATGACATCCGCAAGATCATCATGCCGGTGCCCTTCGGGCCGCCTTCCCCGGTCCTTCTGAATCTCCTGGGGCTCCTGGGCGAGCAAGCCGAGGATGTGATCCGGACCACGATCGAGGAGGCTCAGGCCAATGGTGATGTGCCCGTGGGCACGACCCTCGCCCGCATTGAGCAAGGGATGGTGGCCTTCTCAGCTATTCATGGGCGTATGCACAACGCCATGGATCGGCTGCTCAAGATCCTTCACCGTATCAACAAGACGTGGCTGGATGACCATGTCGTCACAGAGCTTCTGGGCGAACAGCTGGTCACGCAGAAGGATTTCGAGGGCCCGAATGATGTCATTCCGGTCTCCGACCCAAACATTTTTTGCGAAGTTCAGCGCTACGGCCAGATTCAGACAGTTGCTCAACGCGCGCTACAGCTCGCTGTCACCCCGGGCGGCGCGGGCATCTACGACATGCGCAAGGTGGAGGAGCTGATTCTCAAGCAGATGAAGCTCCCCAACGATGGTAAGGATCTTCTGGTTCAGAAGCCTGAACCACAGCAGATGAACCCCATCAACGAGAATGTGGCGGTCTGCCTCGGCCGCCCGATCGTCGCCTTCCCGCAGCAGGATCACGAAGCCCATATCCAGGCGCATTGCGACTTCTACGAGAACCCCTTCTTCTCAGCCGTGGTCAGCTCCAACCCCCAAGCCATGCAGGGGCTCATGGGCAATCTCAAAGAGCATGTCATCTTCTGGTACGCCACCAAGGTGCATCAGATTGCCTCTGAGCATGCGACCCAGGTGGCAAAAAGCATGGACCCGCAGGCTGGTGAGGTTGACATAGGCGAGTTGCCGCAACACTCCCAGCATGATCCCCAGTTGAGCCAACTCTATGACCAGATGCTCGCCAAGACATCCACCCAGGTCATGCAGCTCGCCCAGCAGGACCAAACCCTGCAAAGAGCTATCCAGACCATGGGCAAGATCCAGCAGGCGCTCCAGGCGATGCTTCCCCCGCCGATGATGGACCCCTCGCATGCCCAGATGGCCTCAGTGCAGCAGAAAGCAAAGCAGGCCGAGCAGGAGCATGCCGATCGTCAGCAGGCGAACACAGTCAAACAGCAAGACAGCCAGGGCAACCAGCAGACCAAGTTGGCGATTGCCCGCGAGCACGAGCAGGCCGAGACCGCTCGCACTCAGATGAAGGAGCAGGCGAAGCAGATCCAGACCCAGCAACAGCTCCAGGCGGATATGCATCTAGAGGGTCAACGGATGAGCAACGAGATGCAGGTGGAGGGCCAGAGGATGGCTCACGAACAGCAATCGATGCAGATGGAGCACCAGGCTCGGCAGCAGGAGCATCAGGACTCCATGGCCATGGAGGAGAAGAAAGCCGACCTCTCCGCCCAGCAGGCCAAGGATCAGAACGAATTGAAGCAGCAACAGATTTCCGCCCAGAAGGCGGCCAAACAAAGTGGAGATTCCAATGGCTGATGTCCCCAAAGCAAAGAACGTCCCTTCCGAGAAGGTTCCGCAACGCTACAAGTATGCGACTACGGGTAAACCGTATTCGCAACCCAAAGGCTCAACGCTTCCCAAGAGCATGCGGCCCCACATGCGGGGGAGGGGGAAATGATCTCTCCTACAGTTGGCAGAGTGGTGTGGTTCACACCATCCGCTGATGACACGATCGTTCGTAATGGAACACAGCCGCTGGCTGCTATCGTCACCTGTGTATGGAGCGACACCTGCGTAAATCTCGCCGTTTTTGACGCAAATGGGGTTGCGACCAATCGCACCTCAGTATTGCTCATTCAGGATGACGCTGCCCGTCCTGGCGGGTACTTCTGTGAATGGATGCCATACCAAAAAGGTCAGGCAGCCAAAACAGAGGCTCTGGAGAAGCTCTTCCAGTGAGGCAACTGATTGAGAACATGCATAAGGCGATCGAGCAGTCGAAGTTGAAAGCGGTCGCCTGGAAACCCGATGGCTCCAAGTCAGAGGGCTACATGTTCGGCTATGTACAGGGTTACTACGCGGGGCTGAACGATGCCCTGGGGATCATCCGCGACTACCTCTCGGCCGACGAGGAAGCGGACAAGTTCAAATAACGGAGCAGCTATGCCATCAGGTGTGAATCTCGCGCATGCGATCGAGTACGACTACCGGAGTGTGGATGAGGCCTTTCCCAAGATTCGTCATGGACGAGTGCCCCTACTGAACAACTACATCGTGCAAGTCAGGCGCGCGATGTCAAAGTCCAAAGGGGGCATTGTGCTTACCCAGTCCGCGAAGGAATCAGAAGTGCAGCTCTGCACGGTAGGGAAAGTGGTGGCTATCAGCCCGATGGCTTTCCACTTCGCCGATGGACGCCCGTGGCCGGAAGGCCCCTCTTTCAAGGTCGGGGATTTCCTGCAGATCCCGCGTTTTGGCGGCAATCGCTTCTCGGTGAAGCTCAACGAGGAGGAAGAGATTGTGTTCGTCGTATTCGATCACCTGCAGCAGATCTGCAAGATCGAGGATGCGGACGTGGCCCTCGCAATCACGAGCTACTTGTAAAAGAAAAGGCGACCCAGGGGATGGGCCGCCTTTCTCGCTTCACTCATCTCAGGGGTTTGATGAGCTGCTCGCGCGGCAACATTATCAACCACGGGAATGAGTCATGGCAACTGCACGAGCCGCCCCACAAGAAGGGGCTGGCGATGACGAGGATCTGGTATTCGATCAGGCTCTAGGTGAAGAGGGCAACGAGAGCCTTCAACACCAAGGTGAGGATGGTGGAGGTTCCCACGAGGACGAAGGCGCCACGAAGAAAGTCCACGAGGCGCGGCTGGCTGAAGGCGGCGAGGCAGATCTGGATGAGGAGGGAGAGGGCTCCCAGGGCCAGGGAAAGGACGAACATCACCGTCATGATGGCAAGAAGACCCGCAAACAACGGCAGGATCAATATCGTAGAGCTGCTCGGCGTTTGCGGGAAGAGCGGGATTTTGCTCTGGAGCAGAACTTCGAAATCCTCCAGCGATTGGCCGCTGTCGAGGGAACTGCACTCGAAACTCGACTCCTGACTATTGACGGACGCATTGCCGAATACCAGAATGATGCTGACCAAGCTCTAAGTCTGGAGACCCAGGCCCTTACCCAGGGCGATCAGGAGGCTCTCCGGCAAGCAAGGCTGATCCGAGAACAGGCGCTGTCACGCAAGACGGTACTGGAATCGGAAAAAGGTCGCGTCCAAGCCGCGATCAATGCCCGGGCATCCCAGCCCCAGCGACCACAGCAACGCCCTCTTCCTGGGCAGGCTGAGATCAATCAACTCGCAACTCAGTTCAAGGCGAACAAGCCCTGGCTTCAATTCCGCCAGGATGGCTCGCCCGCAAACCGAGAAACCGCCGTCTATCACGCGATAGATCTGGCGATGCAGGCCGAAGCCCGGTTCACCCCCAACGAGCCGGAGTATTGGCAAGAACTCGACAGGCGCGGACGTTCCGCCCTCCCGCACCTGTTCGGTGAAGACGATGTCGATCTGGGCGATGGTGAAGAAGTGGAAACGGTTCAGCAAACGCAACACAAACAGGCTCCTCCGCAGCGCCAGGCCTCGCAGGCCCAGCGTACTGCCCGTGGTCCTGCTGTGGCCGGCTCCGGCCGGCAAGCGAATGCAAGCGGAAGTGCTCATCACGACCTTCTGCCAGCGCAGGTGGCCCATCTGAAAGAAGAGGGCCTATGGGGGAACAACCTCAATGCGGCTGACAAGAAAGAGCGCGATGAGCTGATCAAGTATTTCCGACAACACAACCGTGCGAATGGAGCCAACTAATGGCCAAGAGCACCATCGATACCACTGACGCTAGCGAGCGGCTGATCGAGAGCCAGCGGCTCGGGCGAACCAACGAGCGTCATGATCAGACCAAAGCCGCAGAAGCCCGCAAGACGCATTCCGATGCGCGCGGCCTCTCCAAGGCCGAGATGATTGCGCGCTTTCGCACCGAGATGTTCAACAACGTTCTTCCGCAACCTCCGGAGATCCCGGGCTATCACTGTTGCTGGTTATCCACAACCAACCAATACGACCCGATCGCCCATCGCGAGGCCATGGGATACGAGCGAGTGACCCCGGAGGAGATGCCGGGAATGCAGCACATCACCATCGATTCAGGCCAGTTCGCTGGCTGCATCGGCCATAAGGAGATGGTGTTGTTCAAACTCCCGATCGATCTCTATCAGGAATACATGAAGATCGCGCACCACGAGCGTCCCTACGAGCAAGAGGAGCGCGTACGCGAGACGGCCCGGTACATCCAAGAGACAGCCCGCGAAGGCGGGGCAGCTGTCTACCTGGGCGATGGTACGAGTGAGTTCATCAACGCGCGGCAGCGCCGCGAACCAACCTTCGAGTAACCTCAAATGGCATCGACTCAGACCCCTTATGGCTTGCTGGCGCGGTGGCACCCGAGCGGTCAGGCGCGTTCCAACCAATATGAGAACGTCCTGCTCTCAGGACAGACTCCGGCCATCTATTACGGCTCCCCTGTGCTGTTGGCGCGTGGTGCCAACTCCACCACGGTCTCCGTTCCGACCTTCCAGTCTGCGGGCACTGCGGGCACTGCCGTATCGGTCGCAGTCGGTGCCACGGTGGCCACTAACCAGCTGGTTCTGTTGCCCGCCCAGATGACCTCGGGTGGTAACAACTCGGGGTCGGCCGCTGGTAACGGCTTCTGCAAGCTCCTGGGCTCCTTCGCAGGCGTCGAATACACCGATCTCAATGGTCGCCGGCAATACTCGAAGTTCTGGACTTCGGGCCAGCAAACCTACCCTGGAACCTACACGATCGCCTATGTCTGGGACGATCCGGAGAACGTGTATCAGATCCAGGCGGATGCGGCAGTCAGTACCATTTCGGGCCTGACCACGACCAACTTCCCGGCCCTCACGGGCCTGCAGTTCAACCTGAACGCAGCGGATCTGGGCGTTGGTGGCAACCCGGCCGGTAACGCGGTACCAGTTGGCCAAAGTGCCCAGCGCCTGGCGATCAGCTTGCTCAACTCGGCGGGTAACCAGGGCCAGCTCATGGTGGTCCAGGCGCCGGACTTCTCCAGCCCGGTAGGCAATGTCATGGATGCCTTCCCGGATCTCTACGTCAAGATCGCCTTCAGTCAAGTTGGCCGATCCATGGTTGCTATCTAATCGGAGTAGCTGTAAATGGCCGCACCAATTCGGAGTTCAGACCTT